GGGGCGAACTCGGGCAGGTCGATGTTGCAAGCGACGATCTCGTCCATTTCGTTGCCGACGATCATCCCATCGGAGTGCTTCAGCGCCTCCAGTTCCTGCTCCTCGACGGCCTTCAGCGCGTCTTTGCGGCGTTCTGCCGCGAGACGCGTGCGGGCTTTCTCGCGGGCCGCCAGCACCTCGTCGTTGGTCAGGATGGGGTGCAGGCGCTCCACCGGCGCCTCCGCGACAAGCTGGGAGTTCGCGGCAGCCGAGTCGTCGACGTCAGCGACCGGTGGAACAGGCTTTTTCGGGATCGGGATCGGGATAGACATTTGCGAACTCCGTTTCAGGTTCAGGAATGCGTCCAGGTGCCGGCCGTGATCGTCTGGCCGGCGTTGGTGCCCGTGGCAGCGGCCGACATGGTGATGGTCAGGCCGTTGCTGCTTATGGCCGTGATGGTGGTCGCGGCGGGGATGTCGTTCTGGGCAGCGGCCAGCACCATGCCGATGGTCCAGCCGGCCGTGATCGCGCTGGTGGTCACCGTCAGGGTTTTGCTGGTGGCAGTGGACCCGGTCAGAGTCAGAGTCTTCGGGAGAACGTTCCCGGACACCACGATCGGCCAGCCGCTGGGGTCGACCATGATCCAGTCGCCCGGCAGCAGCTTGATCTTCCCACGCCCGCCCGGCAGGGTCAGAACTCCTGCTCCGACGTCGAGCCCGCTCAGGGAGGTGCTATTCGACCGGATGTTGCCCTGGTCATTGACGATAGCCAGGGCGATGGTGGCGAGGTCGGCCGCAGACGCCCCCGAGCCATAGCCGGGGAGGTATTGGAGGGCGTTGGTGTAGCTGTTGGTTGCCGCGGTGCCCGCCGTCTTGATGTTGCTCATAATCAACCGCCGCCGCTGGCGAAGCCCTGGATTTGGGCGAGATTCGCATTGAGCAGCGCAGCCATGTTGGTGCCGAACGTGGCGCAGGCCGTGGTGATGTTGGCAGACGTCGGCGCGTCAGCCCCAGGCACCGCGACGGCATTGCCGGGCACCAGCAAGGTCGACGCCTGGATCTGCTGCGCCGAGGCAACGGACATCGGGCCGCAACCGTCACCCACCCACTTGAGTCGGACTTCCCCGTCGAGGACATACATTTCAGTTCTCCAATCCAAGAATTTCGGACAGGGGAGGGTGCCCCCCCCCCTACCGGGTTCAGCCGAAGGTCGCTGTGTAAGCGGACACGCTCTCGATCCGCGCCATGAACTGGACGTTGAGGAGAATCGTTCCGTAGAAGGTTTTCCAGCCGATGATGCGCTGCTGATTGAGCGGATCGCTCTTGTCCGCGTCCTTCAGGTACGACCACTCGACGTCCTTCAGCTTGACCTGGCCGTAAGCGCCGCGGCCGATAACGTAGGTCGGATACACGGTCAGACCCGTGGCGGGGCTGGCGGGCGGGGTCTGCGCCATGCCGGTGCCAGTGATCGTCACCGCCGTATTCGGCGGGATTTGCGTCGCCTGGCCGGCGAGCGGGCCGTTGACGGGGCCCGATGCGCACAGGCCGAGATTGGTCGGGCTGTTGGTGGTGCCGACGTAGATGTTGAAGGTGTAGCCGACCGTGTTGGGCGTGGTGACGGTGATGCCGCCGTTGGCCGCGGCCATGACGATCGCGGCCGGCGCGGCGCCGCCGTAAATCCTGCTCTCGTACTGGTTCTGCGTGTCGACGCCGGTAACCAGGATGTATTGGTTCGCCGCGCTGAAGCTGCCGGCGTTGGCGGCATAGTTTCCGACGATGGCCGCGTATCCGGTCCACGACGGCACCATGTTGGACTTGCAGAAGCGGATGCCGGACCACTCGCCCGCCTCGTAATTGTAGAGGCGGTTCAGGTCGGAATAGGTCCACGCCTGCACGACGGTGGAATTCTGGCGGAAGTCTGCGACCACGAGGGTGTGGATCAGCGCAGCGTAGTGCGGCATCTCGCGCGGGTTGGCGCTCGCCTTCTTGCCGCCGCTGCTCGCCTCGATCTTGGTATCGGTCTGCTCGTCGCCCATGAAGCGCGGTGCGCCGAGGGTTTCCAGCGCAGCATCGGTGCGGATGACGGTCGTGGTGTCGAGCACGTCACCCGCGGCCAAAGCCGCGCGCGAACCGCGAGAATTGACGTAGTTGACCTGCGTTCCGGCCATCAATGCCAGGAAGGTGTTCCGCTCCAGCGTCTCGGAAATCTGCAACGCAGAAAGCTCGATCGCCTTCTGAAACAGGGGGTGGAAGATTTCGATTTCCGCGACGTCGGTGATGGTCACCTTGTCGCCCCACTGCTGCGCCGTGGCTGTCACCTGCTGTATCGTCATCGTCTCGCCGATCGGCGGCACCCCCTCGGACAGGGGGGCGAAGGGCAGCGGCAGGCGGTTGAAGCGAGTGGCAGTGTAGGTGTTCCCCATACCCTCGGGCAGGGTCAGAGGGTCACCGAACTGGTAGGCGACCAACTGGCGACGAGCCAGAGGCAGGGTCTTCTTGTCGATGTAACTGATCGTGTCGGCCTGAAAGCCCGACGCCTGATTGACGGCCATAGGTCACCCTCCGAAAAAAGACAAAGGGCGACGGCCCCCGTCATACTTTGACGCCGCGCAGGCGCCGCTCGAGTGCTTCGATACTGTCGTCGCGCCCACCCTTACGCCCTGGGGCTGCGACGTCGGAACTGCCGCCGGCAGGGCGGGCAGATTGCTGTGCCAGGCGCTCGCGCCCCGTCTTGCTTTGCTTGGCCTTAGCGCGGCCGGCACGGGCGAGGGCGCGCTGGCCGATGACATACGCCGCGATGGTTTCGCGGTTGGCGCCAGAGCGTCCGGCCGCGCGCTCGGCTGCGAGGACGCGTTCGACTTCGTCCGCGACAGAGGCGAGAGCGGGGCTGCGGGAAGCCATGCCGTCGAATTTGACCTTGTCGCTAGCGTCCCAAGTCTGGAAGCGAAGCTCGTTGATCTGGCTCTGGAACTGCTGCCCCTGGCGCCCAAGGAGGTATTGCGTGCGCTGGTCGGGGTCCATGAGCGCCATGCGCTCCTGCTCGACTCGTTCGGCCGCGGCGCGCTGGGCTTCCGACAGGCCGATATTGTGCAGATTGAGCTGGCGCCGAAGATCGTCGGCCTCGGCCTTGTGGCGATCGCGCTCTGAGGCTGCCTCTTTTTCGCGCTTACGCAGGGCAACGATACGCTGTTCCGCCCGACTCTGCTGCCGCGGGGCGGCAGCTGCGGGGGCATCATCGTCATCTGCGGCAGGAGCAACATCATCATCCTGTTCGGATTCTGCGGCATCGTCTTCCGTCTGGATTTCGTCGACTTCGTCGACTTCGTCGAGAAGGACGTCGTCGTCGTCGGGCGAAAAAGCGTCGTCGATCACGTCTGGCATCTGTCTCTCCTGCGGCTTACGGCCGACAAATCGGGCGCCCGATAACGTCGGGCAGGCGAAGTGAATAGGATTTGATTCCCACCCACCCCCTTTTTGCATCAATCGCAGGAAGATTGTCAACTGCGCACGCAAAAAGACGGCCCCCGAAGGGGCCGCCAGGTGCGCTCGGGAGGGAGCGGGGAGCTTGTCAGAACTTGCGGGGCATACCGGGAGCGCCTGCGCGCGCCATCTGGTCAGGATGGATGGCGCCGGGCGCCTGCTTGTTCTGCCGCGGCACGGCCGGCTGAGAGCCAGGCTGCGGCTGTCCGGGGCGTCCGGGCTGGCCGCCGCCGCCGGGTGCGCCGGGCTGCCCCTGCTGTTGCTGCATCTGCGCCATCTGCTTGGCCTGCATCTGCATCTGGTGGCGCTGAATGTGGGTGTCGCGGGCCGGCGACTGGGCCACCCCCATGTGCGCCCGAAGGTGCGCGCCATCATCGTCCTGAGCGTGAACCATCACCTCGAAGCCCTCCTCGAGCATGTCGTTCTCGACCTCGGGATCGGCGGCCTGCTGCTCGCGAATGTCCATGAACACCAGCGGCGCCAGGCGCGGGCCGAAGGTGCTCTCGACCAGCTGCACGATGATCGGGGCGATATTGAGCTTGTAGCCGGGGTACTGCTCGGGGGGGATGCCGCGGATAACGTTGAGGCCGGCGATCTGCTGCTGCACCTGAGCAGCGTTGCGCGCGGCCTCGACGCCGAACCAGCGGAGCGCTATGCGCTTGCCCATCTGGATCGGCTCTATTTCCTGCATCGTTGCCTTCAGCCCCATTTCGCCGAACGACCGCACCAGCATATCTGCGTCCCGGAACTGGTGGTCGAGCGCCATCATCCGCTGCACCAGAGGAGTGAGGATTTCGCCCTCAACGTTGGTCACCGCGTCGGCGGTGCTCAACAGGTCGACCTGTTGCTCGACAGCAACCTCGGCCTGGTTCCGCTTGGACTTTCCCCCTGTCTGCTGCGGCAGCATCGCCGGGCTGACGGAAAGGGCCTGGAACACCTCCTGCTTGGCATTGGCGACGATCTGGAAGGCCTCCTTCCACAGCGGCGGGAAGTTGGCGAACTTGGTGCTGTTCGGGTCGCACTCCCACACAGCAGCCAGGTCGAGGATCATCGAGCCAGCGCGCGGGTTCTTCTCGGGGTCGGTCATGACGATCGGCAGCAGGGCAAAGGTAGCGGAGTCCAGGCCTTCATTTATCGCGTCATTGGCCGCGATCTGAAGGTCGAGCACGCCGGGTTTGATCTTGCTCATGCCCTTGAACACGCCCGGCGCCTTCTCCACCGGCGCCGACAGCACAGGCACCTTGTCGCACCAGAACGGGTTGAGCTTGCAGCCGAGCACCCGGTCGGCGCCGCCGAAATAGGCGCGGACGATGCGCCGGTTCTTGTCCACCTCCAGCTTGGTCCAGGTCTCGTAGACCAGGGCATGCTTGCCGCCCTCTCCGAGCTTGATGCCTGCTGCCGTGGCAAGTTCCTTGGCCGTGTTGGTGCGGCCAGCCCCTTCCTTGACCTGCGCCGTCATTTCCTCAATGAGAGCATCCCCCATCTCCTCGGTGATGTCGCCTGCCTTGACCTTGCTGCGAATCATCGCCTTCGACCAGCGGCGCAGCACCGTGACGCTGCCGCCGTGCTCTAACGCCTGGTCGATCGAATCGGCAGTCACCGGAAGTACAAGAAAATCAGAGTCGGCAATGATCTGGATTGCCGGACCCGAGTCCTCGACCTCCTCTTCCGAGATGGTTTCGACCTCGCCGAACTCCTCCATCGCCATGCCGCCGACCTCGACGGGTTCGATTTCTCGGGTGACGACGTGGCGGGTGACCTTGTCCCAGTCGACATAGATCGTGTACTGGCCCTCGACGTCGCCATTGACCAACAACGCCGGCAGCAACTGCGTTCGCAGTTTGGACGCGGCGATGTAGTGCTCGATCAGCGCCACCAAGGCGTGGGGAATGTCCTGCTCGGCCGACACCACCTCGACATGGCGCCCCGAGATGGGGAAGATTTGATTGACAAAGCGAGTACGCCTGGCGTTGATCGCAGAGCGGATGATGGGGATGTAAGTCTGCGAATTGCCGTTATAGAACTGACGGTCGCCGAGTTCGCAATTGTAGGCCTCCCAGAAGTCCAGGATTTCGTTGGAGCGACTCTGCTGATTGGTGAATCCTTTTTCCACATCCTTGAAGATGTCGAGAAGAGACTCCCGGACGCTTTCCTTCTTGGAAAGCTCGTCGTCGCGGTTCCGTTTCTTCGCCATGGGTGCCCCCGAACTGTGGTCAGCGACCGGGCATAGCCGAGAGGTAGCGGCGGCCGTCGCGCGATGTCGCGTAATTCCTACCAGCTTCCGCCTCGTCTGGCGAGATGATCGCCAGCAGGCCGCAGAAGCTCTCCAGCCCCTCCATCAACAGCCGGTACATGCCTTCCTCCGCGAAGTCGGCCAGCCCCCCGCCGCCCTTGACCAGGGCGCGGCAGTAACCGCCGGAGAAGGCGTTGAGGGTCCAGGTCGCCTCGGACGACACCAGCAGGGAGGGGAAGCCCCTGCTCATGCGGCGCAGGCAGGCGCGGATGACGTCGCGCCCCATCGCCTCGGGGGTGCCTTTGCGCACCTCCAGCGTCTTCCGCCCGACAGCCTGGCGCAGGCCGCAATTGTGGTAGGTGTCCCAGTGCCGCGGCGGCATCACCACCTTGACCGCGCGGCCAGCCTCGATCTGGGCCGCGGAGATGATATCGGCAACCACCCCTGCCGGTTCGCCCTCACGCACCCAGTCTGCCAGAACCCGCATGTTCCCCTCGTGCAGGGTGACGAGGACGCCTGTGGTTGCCGCAGGTGATCCATTGAGGCAGAGGAAGGGGGCCGCCGAGCCAGTTGGGCGCATCGCCTCCATCACGTTCTGCCCGGCGAAATCCTCGTACACCGGCGCGCCCGAGCGCATCACCAGGGCATAGGCCGCGGCGTCGACGACGTCGCGCAGGCCCATGGGGAAGGCGAGAAGCTGATGCTCCAGCTCAGGTAGCGACTGGGAGAAGACCATCTCTCGGGCATTGGCGAAGGGCTGGAGCGCCCGAATGCGTTCCGTCTTGCTCTTGGGTGGGTGCAGAGCCTTGATCGGGACCGTAACACCACGGCGCACAGCCTCCTGTCGAATCGGCTGGAGCATGAATTCGTTCAACCCCACCTCGT